TCAATAGCCATTTCTTTACTTAAACCAGTAATATTACCTTGAAGTTTAGCTATCTTTGCCATATCTGCAACAGCGACTCCATGTAACATTTTTTGTTTCCACATATCAAACAATAACATATTATTTACATCACGAAGTGTTCCAAATTCTTCTGCTAATGCCGCGGTTTCATCTTTAAATAAAACTGCAGTCGCTGGTAATTCACCCATTGCAAAACCTAATTCACGAGTAAATTTAATTGTAGAAATTAGCCATCCCGCTACCGCAGCTCCTATTGCTACGGCACCAACTGACATACCTTTCATACCAAGTGACATCTTTCCCCATTTATCACCAAGATTGCCAGCTTTCTGTTTCATTTTATCCATTATACTCAAATCTTCTTCATCGGGGCCAGTTTTTGAAACATCATCACCAATACCTTCTGCTTCAGCTTTTACTCCTTCTGCTACACCCCCTTTACCTTTACCACCCTTATCACCCGCAAAAGAATCTTTAATGGAATCGGCTATATCTCTCCAATTACTAATATGTGTAAAAATACTACCTTCGCGTAATCCAGCTTGATAAAAATCTTGTTCACCTTCTTGTGCCAAATCTGCTGGTTCTAAAAGTAATGTTTCTTCTTTAGGTGCAGAAGCTTTTGCTTCTAAAAGTAATGGTTCTTCTGTTTCTCGTTGTCGTTCTGGGAAAACTTCTTTTGTCTTGTCAACGGTAGGGGAAGGAGTAAGTATTTCAGATATTTTTTCAATTATCATTTGAACTGGCCCTGTTAATTCCATAGCAACTGGACCACCAAGTGTTGCTTCTGTTATTGCTGGTGGAACTGGTTCTGTTGGTGGTATCACTGCCAAAGCTTCTGTTTCTGTTGCTATTTCAGAGTGTTGTTTTAAATTTTCTACTTCTTCATCCAGTCCGACTGTCTGTGCTTTAGCAATATCTCCACTAAACTGTCCTTCTCCTGTAGAAATTGCGTCTTTAAGCATCTTCAATGCCTCAGTATTATTATCTTGTGAAGCAGTATTCTCACTCATCCCATCCGTATTTTCCTTTGTTGCTTCTGCTGCCTCTTGCTGTGCTTCTATTTCTGGAGTAGCCTCTTCCGTTCCCGTGGCCCCCAAGAACCATGATTTAGCACCTTCTCCTGCCTTGGCGGTAAATTCTGCAGCTAAATCATCTCCCCATTTATCAAATGGTATCATTTTCGATAATAAATTACCGAATATAGGTATCTTTTTGATCATTGTATCTATAGCAGTGAATGGTTGTTTTAACAAATCAGCAGTTTCTGTAATCTGGTCGTGCATTCTCTTTAACATATCCGAATGTTTTTGTAAAAGTTTTAAATTTTCTACTTCTTCAGTCAGTCCGGCTGCCTTTGCTTTAGCAATATCTCTACTAAGATTTAAATTGATAAATTCCAATGTTCCTATTGAATCAAGATTTGCCATCATAGACTTCGTTGAATCTACAACTCCCAGTATTATCGCGGCATTTCTATTACCTTGTTTAGTTCCTTTGTTTATTTCAGCATTATATCGACCCCAACTATCTTCCAGTCCTTTAGCTAAATCAAGTAAAGTTTTATTTGATGTGGCTTGAGATCGTATTTCTTCACCTATTTCTTTGGAAATGGATAAAAATTCTGTACTTGATTGTTTTAAAACCTCTGTTTTAGATGCCATATTATCAATGTCAGCAATCTGCGCCCTTTGGACATCACTAAGTTTTTCCCATAAATCTTTATTACTTTCTATCCAATCTTCTATGGCCTCAACTTTTTCTCCGTGATCGGCCCGTTGTTGATCTAAAATCTTTTTCCAACCCGTGTCTGTTTTTTTGGGATTAGGATTTTTTCTTCCTCTAGCCATTTATATTATCCTGTGTAAAATAGAAAAATTAATCGTCAAATACATTAATTCCATGCTTCTTTTCAAAGTCTCTCCAAAATTCTGCATCGTCTTTTTTAATTCTTTGTTGAATTTTATTACCTGTTCTTTCTGCATCTTTCATCAAACTTTGCATAACTGGATCTTTGGAAAACATCTTGGCAAATTTTGAACCTTTTTTTCGACCAATAGCCTTCCAAAATTTATCCATAAACTCATTTAAAATTTGTTCGTTTTTGACTATATACTTTGGCATTATGTTTTTCTCCGAATTAAATAAAACTGAATTGAGTGTTACTCGTTAATAAATATCAATATCGGAAAAAATTAATAAAGTCTATGTTTATTTTTTAATAGATGGACCACGTGGCAATATATTAGATTTTTTACTTTTTGAATCGTAAGCTTCTTTCTCATCTTTATATTGTTGTTTAAGTCGCTTGAGATAATAAAGTCTTAAATATACAGGCATATTATAGACTTCATTAAAAGAAAATCCACCATTTGCATGGAAGATTAAAGTGAATATTTGGTTATGTATTTGTGGTTTATCTTCTGCTCGAAGGCCAAAAAAATCGGGCGGTCACTGGAACCGCTACCTCCTCAACTTCTCCATTGTCGAGTTCTACCATAATGGTTAAATCAATATCGGGAGTCATTGATGTGAGATGTGTTCTGTATGCAAATGAATCAACAGCCAAAAACTCATTATCAATAAAATCATTAATAGTTTTTCTATCTCGGCTGCCATCAAGTGCAATAATTGAAGCTTTTAATCGAGTAGTAATTTCAGGATCTATACCAGATTCCTTTGTAAACTTTTTCATTGCTTTTAATTCTGCATCTATTTTTCTTTCATCTGCTTGAGTTAAAAGTTTAAAAGTAATTTTTCTTTTAGAAACTGGTAATTCAAATTCATGTTCATTAACTTCTTTGGTGAATTGTTTAAAATCTACCTTTTTATCATCGAGTGAAGTTAAATCTACTGTTTCTTCTCTTTTCCTACCACTACTACCATCAGTAAATGTTATCGGATATTCTTTACCATACGCAAGAACTCTTGATGCAACCATAATTGCATTCTTATCACCAATTAAAACATCGTCAAGATTAATATCTGAAACTACTAATGCTTCTAAAAGTTTATCCATTACAATTCCCTTTTGAATTAAATTAGCTGATGTTAAAATATCTTCTTCTCTTGCCGTCATATATTTAATTTCCACCTGGCCACTTGATAACGGATTATCCTTTGGATAAAAATATCCTTTTGAAGGCAAATCTATCATCTCTGTTGGAAACTGGCGTTTTTCTTCTGCCATGTTTTTTCTCCTTATATTCTTATTGAATAGTCTTTGTAACTTATCAATATAACCAAATTATTTAAAACTATACTGGGTATCAATTAAGATACCCAGTCAAAATTATTGTTTAGGTGCTGCAAATTTCTCGGCTGCGGTTACACCTAACCCAACTACTGTAATGTACATAAAACATTGAAGTATTTGTTCACTAATAGCAAATTCAAAAAATGTATTAGCAGTCCAACTACCGACTAACATAACAAATGATGCAAATCCTATAAATCGTTTACTTGAAATTTTAGCATCATCTGATAGCATCTGTGTAATAAAACTCATATTTTTTTCTCCTTAGAATTGTAGGATAGCGTAATCGTACTGTAAAGTAACTGCTATATCAAGTGCTTCTGTTCCTGTAGACCAATCCATATCATTAAAATTAGCGGCTGTAATCCAAGCTCCTTTTAATGTCCATTCTTCAACTTTATCACCAACGGGTCCCAAAACATTAATAGTTACATCCTTCTTATAAAAGTCTGTATAACCATCTCTACCTGTTACTGACTCGTGAGATAATCTTACCCATTCCATAACGGCTTGTGCAGCTGATGGAACAACTGGGTCATAAAGGGTAATTTCAAGAGTTTGCCATTCCCCTTTACCTTTTACATATCTTTTTACATTGATATGGTCAAGTGCAATTGATTCAAATTGAATCTGTGGCCTTGAAGCGGTTTTAATAAGATAAGCTGGTATTCCCTCAATATACATGATGTACCGATTTTTAGTTTTCGGTTCAAACGGTGTGAACATTATTTCAGAAGGATCTAATAGTTCTGGCATCTTTAATCTCCAATAAGTTTAATTCTTCAACTATAAATATCAA